CGACACATACGCCATATCGTCAGGAATCTCCTTCTTGCATTTACTGCATATCAACTTGTCCATCTTCAACTCCTTCCGACTGGTTTGCGTGCTTGGTGAATTTCTGCAACAAACCGTTCAAGGTTGTTTTATTGAACGACGCGTCCTTGATCCCGATACTCTTGATCCGGCTGATCATGCCGCCGTCATTGACTTTATATAAAATGACTCCGTTCAAGAACTCGCCATTCTCGAACTCGATCACCACCTTGTATGGAATCAATTCCTTTGCCATCGCGCCTCCTAAATCCCGTGGCTGTGCCAGTCAAACGTTCCCGTCTGAGGCACGCCTTGAGCGTCATACAGCTTCACCGTAAAACCGGTGATGCTTTTATCCGTAAATTGCGAGTAAATACCGTTGCCGCTTCTTATTTCGATATGTACGCTCGGCTCCTCGTGATACGTTTTGCCGAAAAACACCTGTTTGCCGTCAATCGCCGACACCACCGTATCGTTGCCGTAATCATCGACATCCGGCAGGTCGCCGAAATATTGAAACGTCGAACAGGTGATCTCATCGCCGATATTCTCGCGGTAGAGCGTCAGCTCTATCTGAAAGTACCGGCAGTAATAATCTCCGGGCTGATAATCCTCCCAGTCTTTCCATGTGATGTTGTCCTCTGACGTGCGGATCCGAAAACTGGCCGCGCGCAGAGTTTCTTGCCCGGTAAACCGGTATGACGGGCTGTCATTGAACTTTGTCACCCCGTCGCTGTTAAACCGCCTGCCCAGCGAGGTAGACACGATCACATCGATCCCGATATAGACGCTGGCCACATATCCGAAATCCCTGACCGGTGTCATATACGTCCCGGACATAACCCCGTCCGTGATCACGATCGACTCGCCTGCTTTTTCGGTATTGTTCATCGCGCCTGCCCAAAGCGGCTGTTCCTGATATTCCGCGATGATATTTCTGAACGGAATCTCGGTGATCGTTACAACCGCCTCTTTGGCATTCACGGAATAATTGCCGGACGTATCGATCGCCTTGATCCAATACCTCTGGCCGACTCCGCGTTTGACATCTTTGGTCAAATAATGCGTCCCCTGCTGAAGGGAAATAAACTCCGCACTCTCCCAATCAAGACCTCGCCTGAGCTCATACCCCCAAACGTCCACGTCAGGAATCGGCGTCCATCCGAAATAGAGCATGTCGCGGTTACGGTTAACCAGAAACGACGGCACGTCCGAAGGCGGGGCCGATTTACCAACAATCGTAATGGTGCTTTCAGGCGCAGAAGCCAGCGAACTCTCCTCATTCAAAGAATCCAGCGACGTCACCTTCACCTTGTAGGTCTGGTGATCGACGATATCCCCGATGATACGAAAGTTCGTGCCGGACGTTTCGCCCCGCGCGCGCCAGCTTAAACCGTCATCGTCGCTGATATAAATCTTTGCCTTGGCGTATGACTTAACGAAATGATCCACATAGGCCGGACGGTCAAACCAGACATCTATCGCGTTCTCGATCGTTCCGTCTGTTTTCTTAACCAGCGATTCGGTCAAGCTGAGATTGCTGACTGCCGGAATCTCGCTTGATAAAGACGAATAGTTGTTCTGCGGCAAGATAATGTCCGAATCGTCATAAACTGCTTCGTTATATTCCAGCGCAGATATCTGAACCTCGCTCTTGCCTTCGCGCTGAATCGAAACAACTCTAAAATCCTTTTTGACCTTGTTTGTTTCCCCAATCGCGTAAACATCGAAAGCCTGCGGGTCCTGCGGGAACGCTTCACACGAAACCTCCGTATGCGTTCCGGTCGGCGATGTGATAAGACTCTCCTCAATCGTATCGTCCGCAAACCGAACCTGAATCTTGTACGACTTGCCGTCCTCGATAACCATTTCTCGGTCTAATTTAACAAGCACGGCTGTACTGCCTTCCTGCACCCGGCCGGAAAATCCCCATTGTGGAACATCGTGCGATATCGAAATAATATCCCCTGCCTGACAGGCCACCGCGTCGATCCCCGCCTTAAACGACACCGACCGATTGATATACCGCGCCACCTTCAAGGCATAACGCGCCGCACGGATGGCATAACTTGCCCTTGTCGTAAAAAGCCGGATCTGGCTCTTGCGCATGGGTTCGCCGGACGCCAGCAATTCTTCATCGATGTACGCGACCGTCTCCTGCTGATAGTTTTTCTCTTTATCGGTAAACTGCACCTCAATGACATTCGGAACTTCTTTCAAGGTTTTCCAGCTCTGAGCGAAGGTATCCTTGACGATACTGCCCATACCGAAAAGCTGGGTCGGCGTTGTCGGCCGGTCGATCTTGAACGCCAGACCGCCCGCGCTGTAGACCGGCATGGCGTTGAACGTAGCGCAAAGCTGAATCAAAACATCAAGCGCCTTGTTATTGCTGTCGATCACCACATCCATGCGGAAACGTTTCTCGTATCCGCCCTGTCCGTCCGGTACTCTCTCCTCGCAATACTGCGACATTTCAAGAAGCGAAGCGTGATCCAGATTCTCCGATGAAATAAATTCACCCAGACCGAACCGGCTGTTGATAATGAAATCCCTGAGACACCAGACCGGATTCGCCGAATACCTCTGGGCAAACGATACCCCGTCCCACGAAAGCAAGGTGTCGTCCACAAGCAGTCGGTAATCTGCCCCGTCCCAGTAATAATCATCCCAATCGACCGGATCCGTGCCGTTTCTAACGTCAGGAACCGGCACCTTCCGTCCTTTAACAATCGAAGTAATATTCGGCATCGATCCGGAAAGCTGATCGGTCGCCAGAAGCTGAAGCCCTAAAAGCGCGGTGTTCGGATAGCTCAAATCATCCGTTTTGATCTCATCGATCTGAAACAAAAGAAGATCGCCCTGCTTTAACGGCTGAAGCGAGCTGTCCTCACTGGTGCGGGTGATGCGAATATCGTACTGACCCGGCGTAAGACCGTCCTTGCGGAAGATACGTCTGACCGATGAACGCGACTGCGCCGAAATCGCCGTCTCCCCAAGATCGATGTACGTCCCGGCCGAATGCTCTTTGTATTCCACCCGGTAGGTAACGCTCCAGCTCTGGATATCCCCGGAACTTGAATTCTGTTGATACAGCCCGTTATTAAGCCTCAGGTGGATCTCGAACGCTTCCACGTCCGCATCGACCGTGGTGTAAATGTAGGGATTGTTTTGCGTGAGGTTGGCGCTGACCGGATAAACATTATGCAGATCCTCGAAATTCGGGATCATGCTCTGATAATTCGTACCAAACCGCTTGCTGACCGTCACGCCTTCGAAGTTGTCGATAGGATTATTATTAAGCTCAATACTCTCTGCCGATTCGATCTCGCCTTCGCAGATCGCCAGAAGCACGTTCAAATAATGCTTGTCCCCGTCTTCCCATAAAAACTGATTGATGATATTCCCGCCGACGCGGTGTTCGCCGTACACCACTGCCACCGGTACGCCGACTTCCTGAATCGTCTGCACGCCGTCCCAGCCGTAAGTAGGCGATCCCTCATCGATGCCGCTTGAGCCGAGATTAAAATCCGGCATTTTGGGCTGGTTCATGTACTGATAAATCGAATAGCCCATGGAAAGCACAAAGAACGTGAAAAGAAACGGATGCGCCACCGCGGCCGCCCAGACTGCCGAGATGATAAACGAAACAACGGCCACAACCGGCGCTTTGACCTCCGGCGCGACCACGATCTCGTCGCCCTCTTCAATGCGCGAATCCAGATCTTCGACCCGCTTTCCAGTAACGATGACCCGCTTGTCTTTGTAATCGAACCCAGAATTATCGAGATATTCACGCACGGATTTGCTTCTGGAATAAGTAAACTCCAGAACCTGCGCCTCTTCCGGCTTAAACGGATTGTCGATATTACGGATGGATATCATTTTCTTAACCTGTAAAAACCTTCTGTTTTTGTTTTCCACGACACGTCATCGAGCCGCGACACCACGACACCCTGACGGCAACAATGGATAAAACGCCTTCTCGAAAGAACGATCCCTGCATGGTTTGCCACGCCTCTCGAATTAACAAACAGCACCCCGTCTAAAACCTGAGGCACTTCGACTCGATCCCAATCGTGGCCGTAATGCTCCTTGAAATAATCCTTGCCGCTTAATCCCCACACCCTGCTGTATTCCAGATCCTCAATATCGAAAAGCCTGTAACCAAGATCCGCATAGACGAGCTTTAGAAACCCCCAGCAGTCAAGACCGTCCATCGTCCGGCCCCGGTGGCGGTACGGGATCCCAAGATACTTCCCGATGACCGCCTTTTCTACATCACGTAAATCCGTCGCGTCGGCACGGACGGAAACGCCCCGAACCGCTGATAATTCTCCAGCACCTTGCACCGCTGTTTGGTTTTGTTGCATGAAACCTCTCCTCCGATATACCCGCATTCGGGCGACTTGAACTTCCACGCGCAGTAATTGCGCGCGTACCTGCGCGCGGGCAGATCAACACCCAGAACATCGAATTTGCCGGTTAAGGTGAACTCCACGTTCTTCTGGTCTGCCGTATAGCTGTCGATATAGAAAACGTCGTCCATATGCGCGTCCGGGTCCGTCAGCTGGTCGGCCCAGACCATGCGGATCGTGACCTTCTTCCCGCGCAGATCAAACTGCTCCAGATACAGCTGAATCAAGCGTGAAACGTTACCCAGCCGCACCTTGACCTGATCGATCTGCCCCTGATTGTTCTCGCCGATAAACTCGTGCGTGACCGGAAACTTCGAATAAACCTCTCCCTGATACGTCACATCCTGATCGAACCCCGCGATCCTCAAGTCATTAATGGAGTCGTACTTTTCGAGGACGTATAAAAAGATGGGCGCGTTCTCCTGCTT